ATCACGGACAGCACATAGTCTCGTGGGACAATTAAATCGTCCCCGTAGACTCGCACCGAGTCACGGAAGGTAAGTATATCCCTCCGTGTCAGGGGTCGGTTGAGCGCGTCTTGTATTCCTAAGAAGATGATGGTAAGGAAAACCATCGCCTCCACAGGAAACGTAAGCGCTGAACCCATGGACGCAAACTTGGCCAGGTGGATTACACCATGACCAGGTACATCTGCCTTCGTGGACCTGCAGTCTTGAATCCCTATAAGTAACTTAGGGAATCTCGAAAACAGGCTCATTACATGCAGATTGGAGACACGATCGGATGCTTCACTCAGATCGAGTGTAGCAAGGTCGCCAGAAAGCGATCCCTCCTTGGCCAAACGCTGATTAGGCGTTTGGTCCTGGAATCCGATCATCCCGAAAGCCGCATTGAGCCCGTCGCCAAAGAAATGGCCCGGGACTTCACGCCTTTCGAGAAGATCATAGAATGCATTGCGCAAAGCTTGCTGGCAGTATTGCATTGCCGTAGGCTCTATCGCAATGATTCTTGGTGTCTTCAGCGTCTTAGGTACAAGAGTAACCTTCACAGGTCGCTCTTCACCAGGTTCGAGGAAGTGAAAACGCGGTCTCGCAGGGTCCTGATACATCTCTGTATCAGAATACCTGGGATTCGGAATAGCATAGCTGTCCCAAGGGAAACTATGGTTCAACCGAACAGGCCATTCCCGCATATCGAACTTAGAGTTTCCTCTGAGCCGATCCGCAGTAGCGCCTGGTCCGTGATTCGGCAACAATCTTTCTGAGGTGAGCAGATGCTCGACCTCATTAAAGATATTGCCGAAAAGGTGAAAAGACATAGCAGACAGCTCGTTAAGAGCCGCCACGCTAGTTTCTTCATTCTTCTCACTCACTTCCTTCTCACACTCGAGATAGCCTAGTACAGCAGCCCTCTTACGGGCATCTGTACAATCGATTGCAACCTTGCTGAACATCAGCGTAAGCTGACGCACAGCTCGAATACAATCAATATTCGGCTCCTCGAGCAACCTACCTGTTTTACGGTCGAAAACTTGACTGGTCATACCCTGCAAGAATGCGGGGATTGTACCCTCGTGTACTTTCGCAAAGCTGCGAAACGAGAGAGAGTCAATGAAACCTAGGTCGAGACATCTTTCGAAGTCTTTTCCAAAGGTAGGGAGAGTAATCGTCAA